ACCGGTTGGTAGCGTGGGAATATAAAACTATTAGCTTTGTATTTCTTATTCATTGTATGTCCTTTGTTTATTGTTATCATACTATAATATAGTCATAGATTGTGAGAGTGTGGGCTACTATTTACGTCGCTGTAAGTGTAGATATTGTTAGAGTTACACGGAATCCGACCAGTCAGTCGGTTTTATAATGCCTTAGGGTCTAGAATCCCAATTTTCAACCTTATTTTACGATTTCCAATTAGAAAAAGACCCGCCCCCCTTTGTGGAGATAAAAGGCACACACAAAATAGTGCGATATTTTGAACATTATAGAAATTTCGGGGGTTATAGCCCTAAAATAGAAAAATTTCGGGGTTTAATATTTTTTTTGAGATATTTTTTGGAAGGGGGTCTCTGAGTATCGAGTATTATATAAGTAATAGTTTTAATAAACTCTATTTATTATCAAGAGCACCGAGTATTATAGTACAAAAATTCAATTATTGTTGTCAACAGTTATTTTCCCTTATTGTTAAATATATTTTAAATTAATTGTAATTAGTTGTTGACTTATGTAATAATAATATACTATGTTACATACACAAATGACAGGTATTATCAATTTAATGTACACACTTAGCCGTAGGGAGGGCAGTATGAAAAAGAAATTAAACATAGGTGGACACCCATATGAAATTTTGACGTCGAAATTAGAGCATGAGGATAGAAATAAAGAGTTATATGGTAGACATCTAGTAAAAGAGAACGTTATATTAATAAATGAAGACATAGCACCGTCAAGAATAGAAGAAACGTTAATACACGAAGTATTACACGCGATTTTTTATAATACCGGGCTAGAACATAATGAACGTCAAATAGAAGCTATATCTAACGGATTATATCAATTAGGAGTAGGAGATTACTTGTGGAAAAAATCACAAAACAAATAATAGCAGCTAAGAAGCTAGGAGATAAAAAACTAGTGCAAGATTTGCAGAAAAAATATGATTTATCCAAGAAGTATAAATTTTCTAAAAATGACAAAGTAATTAAAATGAAGATAAAGCCGGAAGACTTAAGGTATTGTAAGAGAAAAGACTGTAATAGTTTTATAAATCCTAATAAACAAGATAAACCTCTTACTATATACCTATACAGAAAAAGAAAGTACTGTGATTCTAAGTGTGCTTGCATACAAAGAAACCTAGACTTTCCTCCATCAGAAGAAACAAATATTAAGAAAAGCCTTGCTATGTTTAGATATTACGAGAATAAAGGGTTCTATGACATGGAGAAAGATGGAAACCTACCTTATTCCGAATATAAGAGAAGCGTGCAAAAGAAAAGCCAAAGTACCTTAAAAAAAGATAATCTTATATTGTATAATATTTACAAAGATAATCCTTGGGATTCTAAAAATCCCGATGAAAACTGCTTAACCATAGAACATAAGATTCCAATAAGAAAGTGTTATGACTGTGGTATAGGTATTAAACAAGCAAGTAACATAAAAAACTTGGACGTAATAACAATGAAACAAAACTGGGAGAATAATAATGGAACAAAAGACTGAAACCGAAAAAGTGGTATTACATATAAAGGAAAGCTTTCCTGAAACAGAACAGGAATTTAAAAAAATATTAAACACAATGTATATGACATTTTGTAAAAAACAATTTGACTACGGTCCTGGCAACATTGCCATGGGAACTCAATTAAAATCAGAGGAAGAAGTCAATATAGCCTTATTAGGTATTATAGTAAGAATGAATGATAAAATAAACCGACTAGTTAACTTGTCAACTAAACACAACTTCGAGGCAAAGAACGAACCTATAGAAGATGCGTTTTTAGATACTGCGGTATATGCAGTAATGGCGTTAATAGTTAAAAACCGTAAATGGAGTAAATAATGAGTGACAAAGAACAAAAGATGAAAATAGTGCACAATGAAAAAGAGTACGAGTTTTTAATTTCTGATTTATCAGAAGAAGCAAAAGCTCAATTTCAAAGAGCAAACCAAATAGGTGGAGCTACTATACAGCTAGAGCAAGAACTTATGGAAAAACGTTTTCTTATGAATAATTATATAAACTTCGTTGTTGATGAACTTAACAAAGATGTTGACGACAAAGAAGAAAAGTAATTAGTTTATGAAAACAAGAACAATAAACGGTGAAACCAAGTATTTATTTGATAACTTAGATGAGTTTAGAGAATACTATCCTTTAGCTTCTATCTGTAAAGACTGGAGGCATGCCTCTGTAGATGATTGGATTGTCTCAGACGATGGTCAAATTTGCCAGGTATTGTATGTTGGGATGTTAAAAAGTTCCAACAAAGAGAAGAAGACTACATTCGTAAGGACTATTATAGGTTCTTTCGTATGTAATCCGAACGTAACTATGTCGGGAGAGATGCGTACTAATATGCACACATTTGCAAAAGACGGCAAATCTCCCTCTGTACGTAAAAAAGAAAGAACAAAAGCAACAGAAAAAGAATTCTTATTTGCTAAGTACGTAGCAAAGGGGGATGATGTTGTAGATGCGTATATGAATGCATTTCCTAGTAAGAAAAAATCATATGCTTCGTCTCAAGCTAAACTGCTGCTAAAAACCGATAGGGTGAAAAACTTGATTAGAGAAGAAATAGACAAAGTTTTAAATGAAGCAGAAATTACACCTTTATACTTATTAGAAGAAATGAGAAGTATAATAGACAAACAGGGCTCTACAGATAGAGATAAGTTGTCAGCACTAAATACGTTAATGAAAATATCTGGAATGATGGATACTGAAAAGAAATCAGAATCAATTACATTGTTCCAAGGATTTACAAAGGAGCAACTAAATGCAATTCAAGGACCCGAAGTCAAAAAACTTCAAGAAGTTAAAGCTGATATCAAAAAGTAAAAGATGTCACATATGTTCACATAAGCTTGTAAATACAGGTGTATTTGTTTGGGATTCAGTTAAAAAGGATGCTTCTGCTGTTAAATGTATTAATTGTTTAACTATGTATTCACCTAAGTTCGAAGTAATAAATATTGGAATACCTAGAGAAATAGGGTATGCATAATGAGATTAGCAGTATATGGAACACTTAGAAGAAACTACGAAGAAACTGGAAGAGTAGAAGGTTTTAGTTTAGTTTTCCCTGGAACAGAATCATTTCCAGCTATTATTAAAAATGAAAAAGGTAAAGGTGCTGTAGTTGAATTGATGGATGTAAGTCCAGAAGAACTTAATATGTATGACGAATACGAAGGTGTATCTAATGGTTTATATATTAGAACAACTGTACCGGTTTCTTTAGATAGCGGTGAAACAGAAAAAGCTTGGATATATGTAGCTGGACCTAAATTATGGCAGAACTCTAATTCTTTTACAGAGGTTCCAGAAGGAGATTGGCATTCAATGAAAACACTAAAGATGTTAGATAGGGTTTATGAAAAAGAATTCCAAGAAGCCTGAAATATTTAATATTATACCTCCCGACTTATCTCAAAAAGAAAAAGCGTTAGAGTTAGCTAAGAAAGATATTATTACTTTTGGTCAAATGTTTATGCCAGAAGATTATATGAAATCGTCCCCCGCTCCATACCAATACGAGTTAAGCGACTTATTACTTGGAGATGAAAAAAGGGCTTGTATTATATTACCGCGAGGTCATGCAAAATCAACATTAGCAAAAACGGCGTTATTGTATCAGCTATATTTTGCTCCTCCAGATAAAAAACAATTTATTGCTTGGGTGTCTGAAGAACAATCTCAAGCTATCGACCACATTAAGTACATACAAAATCATATCGATATTAACCCTGCATTACAATATTACTTTGGGGATTTGAAAGGGAGTAAATGGACAGAGAAGGAATTTACTACCGCTAGAGGAGATAGGATTATTGCTAAAGGTACAAGTCAGCGTTTACGTGGTCGTTCTCAATTAGGTCTAAGATATACTAATATTATTCTAGATGACTTTGAATCAGAATTAAATACTAAAACACCAGATAGAAGAAGGGAGATTAAAGAATGGGTAATGTCTACGGTAGAGCCCGCATTAGAAAACTCAAAAGAACAAGAAGGGTCAATATGGCTTATTGGTACAATAGTCCACTACGACTCTTTTCTTCAAGGCGTATATGATGGTTTCTTAGATGCCGAAAAAGAAAAAAGAAAATCTGCTTGGAATGTACTATATAAAAAAGCTATGGTTGACGGAGTTCCTTTGTGGCCTAGCTACTTTACAAAGCAAAAACTAGACGGCATTAAATCTAGGTTCTCAGAAATGGGATTAACTCACAAGTTTGCTCAAGAATATATGAACGAAGCAAGAGACCTTGAAACAGCTAAGTTCAAAATAGATAGAATAAATAAATATAGAGGACACGTAGAAGAAAGAGCGGGGTTTAATTATATGATGATTGACGAGTCTGCTATCCCAGTAAATGTATACATGGGAGTTGACCTTGCTTACGAAACAAATGCTAGAAGTGACTTTCAAGTTATAATGACTATTGCAATAGATAGTGATAGAAATATATATATTGTAGACTATTACAGAGAACACTCCCCTTTATATGACATGCCAAAAGAAATTATTAACATTGCTAGAAAGTATCATCCAGTTAGAAGAGTTAATGTAGAAAAAGTAGGTGCTCAAGGTATTATTAAAGACCATGTAAATAAATTAGCGGGAAGCGATAGAAAACTAGCTCCTGGATTATCTCAAGGAATAAGACCTCCTGGAGGTATAAAGAAAGAAGACAGGTTAGAAGCATTGCTTTGTCCTATAGTTAATGCTAGAAAGTTATTTATTAAAAAAGAACACGAAGATATTGTTGATGAGATGTTTGAGTTTCCAAAAGGTAGAAACGATGACCTTCTTGACGGTCTTTGGTATGCCGTAACTACAGCAAAGCCTCCTAAAAGTTCAGCTATAGATATATCTAAATTAGGCGAAAGGTTAGAAAATAGAGAGAAAAATCTAGCCAACAGAGCAATTAACTGGGTTACTGGACAAAAAATATAAATAATTCTTGACAGCAACGTCGTAAATTAATTATTTTAGACTTAAAATATAATAGGGAGTCTAATCATTAAATACGACGAAAACAATAAAACCAAGCCACAAATAACTAAAGAGTTATTTAGAAGATGGCGAGATGCAAGACAAACTTGGGACTTAGAAGCTAGGGACGCAGTAGACTTTGTATTAGGAAATCATTTTACAGCAGAAGAATCTGATGCTTTATCTTCAGTAGGTCAAGCAGATTTTGTTATAGATAGAGTATATGCAGCTGTAGACAAATTAAAATCTTTACTAACTGCACAGCCAGCTAGATTTACCGCCATAGGAAGAGAAGATTCTGATAATAAAATATCTAATATATGGAAAAGTATATTAGAATATATTTGGGACATCTCAAAAGGCGATACAGTCTTTAAACAAGTAGTTCATGATTATTCTGTTCAAGGCTTAGGTTATATGTATGTATACATGGACCCGGAAGCTGACTACGGAAGAGGTGAAATTAAATATACTCACGTAGACCCTTTTAGAGTTTATGTAGACCCAGCATCCAGAGACAGGTTTTTTCACGATGCCTCAGGAATGATTCTTTCTACTTATCTAACAAAACAACAAGTAGTTGACTTATATCCCGACCTAGAAGAAATTATTGACGATATAGATGTAAGTGAAAATTCTTTGTATGGAGAAGACTATCCTTCATCTAATTTAAAAAACTCTCAAAACGTACTTACTCCCGCAGAAGCTAAACATCTAGATTACAATGTTAATCAAAAATATCAAATACTAGATAGGTTTTATAAAGTAAGAGTTCCTTTTTATAGATTATTTAATACTTCTAGCGGTGCAGAAAAAATTATAAATGCTGAAATATATGAAAGCATGTTACAAGAAGAAGAAAATCTTGAAGCTATTGCATCGGGTGCTATAGAAATAGAAGAAGTAATGCAAACAAGAATTACGCAATGTACGAGCATTGGAGATGTGTTGTTATATGAGAGAGTTTTAAATACTGACATATATCCTATCGTACCTTTTGCTAACATTTGGACTAATACTCCCTATCCAAAGTCGGATGTGAATAAGGTTAAAGACTCTCAAAGGCTTTTAAACAAGCTATTCTCTTTAACCTTATCACACGCTCAATCTGCAGCTGGTTTAAAACTTTTAATTCCAGAGGGCAGTGTAGATAATGTTAGTCAGTTAGAAAAAGATTGGGCTAATCCAAATGCGGTTATTGAATATAACCCAGAGTTTGGTGAGCCTCACTACCCACAACCAGCTCCTTTAACTAGCGAGTTTTATTACTTAATAGATAGGGTAGAAAAATATATAGATTTAAACTTTGGTATTCCAGAGTTATTACAAG